GTACGGTGGACGGCCAAACGTCCACGGTGTGCAATCACACATTGTCAAGCAAAGTATCTCGTGCTGTTGATTGCTTGTTGCCAAGCACTCAAGCAGCGCGATACATCAGTCGCACGTCCCACAGCATGCTGAATTCAACACTACCATTCTTGAGAGTAGCGACGGTGGCTCGCCAGCCTTGGCTCGCGCGGACGGAAATATCCGCCTCGCCCGTTTCCAGATTGAGCGTAACGTCCTTGACGTTGGTTAGCTCGGTTGTTGCGGATGCTCCAGCAGTGCCATGGTATAGCTTGGCCTGCATCCCTAAACGGATGGACATAAAAAATCTCCTTAAAACAAGGTGTTTTCTGATTGGTTTATCGAATCGAGCCTGCCCAGAACCGAGGCAGACGCGGTAAGTTTTTACTGAGTGCTGGCCCCATGAGCGGACGTTTGGGGTAACGATGTCCACGGAAGCGGCCACCGAATTCATGGGCCATGGCCGACGGGCCAACGTGGGCGAATCCTGGGCCGATCAGGACACGGTCGCTGCCTTCGCGTGCATAGACGATGGCACGCCGCAGTTGGCCGTGTCGCGTACGTGGCGGCGAACCGGGTGGTGCATAGCGTTTGCTCCGTCGGATACTACGCCGCGCTGTTAACCGGATCGCTGCACCGGCATGGCCCAGACTCTGGAAACTCGCCTGGTTCATCTTTTGCCGAACGAGTTTTTTGTTGAGCCCGTCATGGGGTTTAAAGTGAACTCTGAGCATGGTGGATTACTTTGTGATGCGATACGTCAACGTCAGCACCGACGTGAACACCCGCTGATTGGCCAGATGATCCGGATCATAGATGGGAACATTCTCAACCTTGATCCAGATCGCATAGGGCATATCAGTCAACGGCTGGCGTTGCAGGTAGTCGGCGATCTGCTCAACCAATCCGCTCAAATCCTTTACGGCAGGATCGATTTCGTCCTGCGGTACAGTGAGTTTTTTCTGGATGCCGATATCCACCTGGCAGTCATACTGGCTAAGTTTTCGTGTGATGCTTTGAACCTGCACGCCACGCGGAACCACGCTGACCGTTAACTCCCGAAGTTGCGACAGATCGTGGATTGGTAGCACCTGTCGTTTGGTATTGGTAACGATTCCCGATTGATTGAGTTGTGAAGTCACTGCATCAGCCAGATCAATGGTCATTTGCATGATTAACCTCGGAGTAAACTGAAAAGAATATTCACCAGACTGGTCACGCCTGCACCCGCAATTAGCCACATCCAACGGGCGTGACGGATCGCATTTTGTTCCAGGCGATCCAGTCGAATATTGATGCCCGGTTCACCGTTGCCACGGATGGCATGATCGAGCCGGTCGAGTTTGTTGTGCAGTTCATCGAACTGCGAGCAATTGCCAACGTCCTGTGAATTACATTGATTCATACTTGGGGTTCTCCCAATAAGCGGGTGTGAATACGAAGCGTTGTGTGGTACGGGTCGCAGTAGCGATAGCAGCCGTCGTCACCGAAGTTGGTGATTTCGTATTGCTTGCCATCCATCGTCAAGACATCGCCGGGTTCAGGTTCAAACTCTGCCGGGAAGTCATCAGCGTTGATCAAAAAATCCCACATGCTCGATTCGATGGTCACGCCACCGACGGTGGATTTTTCATACTTACTGATGCCCGGCGAGGTATGGACGGTGTACGAGGAGTCGCCTTGCTTGTAGCCGACTTCCTGCGTACACCATCCTGCCCTCACCCTGGCGAGCCACTGCATGCCTTCCTTCATGTAGTCTCTGGCCATGTTTTCCTTCCCCCCGGAAGTTTAGACCGGGAGTTTAGGCCAGTAGTTTGACTCGAACAGTGGCATCATTGTCACCGGCATCGGCCACAGCCTTGCCCATGTACTTGCCTTCGATTTCGGTGGGCGTCACGTATTTGTTGGCAGAGTCCCAGTAGAGCTTCGTGCCGGTTGTGATGGCCATGCCAGGGCCACCGATCTTGGGCACATCAAAGATGCCGGTCACCGACAGACTGCCCAACGTGTTGGCAGCGATGTCGAGTTTGGCAATGCCCACCAGGTCTTCCTGGACAACGACGTCACCGGCGGCCACATCAGCGGCTGGGGTGTAATCGATACTGTCACCTTTGTGAACGAATGTTGCGATCATGTAAAAAATGCTCCTGCGAGAAGAAAAAGATTAAAAACAGCTTGTTTTCAAGGGAAAAACTACGGATACTTCCGAAGGTATGTTTTTAACTTCCGGGGGCGGGGGTTATGCTTCGCCCTTGAGTTTCAGCGCACCACGGTGATCCTGTTCGCGGACACCGAAGTCGATAAAGCCGCGAAAAAGAATGCCCAGAGAATTGAAATCTGCATCCGTTTTTTCGACGGTGGGACGATCCACGCCGTTGAGGAATGCCACTTCAATCGAGGGCAGACGATTGGGATCGGCCAGGAGATACCATGCCTTGCTGCTGGCACCGGCGAAGCTGGCGTTGGCCAGGTAAACACTGGAGACGACGTCGAACTTGCCCACATGCGGATTGGTCGTCGGCTTGGGTTTATTGGTTGTGGTGGTTTCGTTGAGCTGGATGCTCTTCATGAGCATCTCGGCAGCAACCTTGAGCGCCGTGGGCACGAGCAGGATGTTGGCTGGCATACCAAGGGGTTTACCGTTGGGCTTGGTCTGCTCACTGAATTTCACTTCAGCGGCGGTCAGACCATCGACACTTAAGGCTGTGTCTGCACCTTCGAGGTAATTGCCGTGATCAGCATGAAAGAAGGCGTTGCCATCGGATTGGGTGGGATTACGAAGCCACAGGCCCCAGACTGCGTCGGCAATGGCTTCAGCAGCACCCATGCCGATCTGACGGGGAATGTCGGTGAACGCGCCCATGTCATCGTTGATGATCATTTGGCGAGTCAGGGCAAACATGATGCCGTGGGTGTCGGCACGCTGGCCGAACTTCTGTTCATCGAGCTTGCCATGTTTGAGTTCACCGTCCGGGCCGACCTGCTCAAACTTGAAGGAACCGGTCATGCGATAACGACTGTGTTCCTTGAAGTCGTTGACGCTGGCGACCTTGGCGATGCGACGCCAGGCATCTTCAACATAGTTGTAGCCTTCGAGCAACATCTTGTTGGCGATGTTGCTCAAAACCCCCGGAAGTGTGGCCGAGCTGAATGCGGCTTGAAGCCAGCCGCTGGCATCACGACGGAAGCGGGGAAGCTGTTGGCCCGATGCCATCTCGCAGAACTCCTGCACACCGATCCCCCGGAGTTTGTCGGCAGCTTCGAGAATGGGTTCTGCGTACATCGCTTCGATGCGGGTGTTGGGCAAGCCACTGGCCATCAAAGCCACCGCCTCAAAGACTTGGGGATTACCCGCGTGCTGATTGGCTTTGGTGTGCATGGCAACGGGGAGTTGCGGACGCGAAGCACGGAGGACGTGCAATTCAGTCTTGGTCACATCCCAACCTTCCTCGATGGCCTGCGCTTCGACCCCCGGAAATTTACCATCGCAAATCGAATGAATGGCCTGGATACGACGGGTTTCCTCAGCCATTTGCTTACGCATCTGCATCATCGGGGTTTCAGGTGCCGGTGCATCCGAGACATCCTGCGATGCACGCGCGGCGAGGGTGGCAGGACGTGCGGGCGGCGTGGTTTCGGTCGGAGGTGTGGCCGGTTTGGGGTCGATGGTGGTGGTTTGGCTTCCGGGTTCATGCATGTGCGATTGCTCCTTGTTGTTGGCTGCGATACGGGCAGACGTAGACGAATCTGCCCCGTTATCAACGAATGAGATTTCTTTGAGGGTTGCTTTACGAACGACATGGATCGGACCGTCGAACGTTCGGCCATTGACGGTGACGTTCTGACCGTTGGGGATGAACTGGGCATCAATCACGGCGGCACCAATGCTCGCCTGCCAGGGAAAACCGTTTTGGCCACTGCGAATCACGTCACGCGCCCAACTGGTATCACGGCTGACAAGGCCTTCGGCGATAAGACTGCCATTCTCAACCGCAACGCGCTGCGTGTGCCCCACGCCTTGGCGTGATTGGTGATCCAAGCGAACCGGAATGTCCTGACGATCAATGGCCAGACCTTCAAGGTCCACCACGACGGGATGCGGAAATCCCTCAATCCGCATCAAACCGCCGGTATAAGCAACCATCTTGAACTGAGGGACACTTCCGGGGGTTTCTTTGTTTCCGGCTGCCTCAATGGTCAGCGGGCAGATGAACGAAAGTTGGTCAGGCAGTTGTTGGGTTGGCGACAGTGTCATCGTCATGTACGTTGGTCTCCTCTGAAGGTGAAGATTGACTGGGCTGGGAATCCATAACCGTCAGCCCGAGTTGATTCATGAGTTTGGTTTCTTTGGCACGCTGGCGAAGCTCGGTTTCCCAATCCTTGCCCTGACGGGCATATTCAGCGGCCAATGTGGTAGTGTGACTGGTCAAGCGTGTAGCCTGAGCATTGGCTTCCTTGGCCGGATCGACATGCTCGGTTCCATCGAAAAACCAGCCTTTTTGCAGGGGTAACGGACGCCCTGACAAGGTGGGCATACTGCGCACTGTGCGCAGTATGGAGAACTCCGGTATCAGCATGGCCTCACGTATCCAGGCGTTGAAAATCTGATCCAGAACCACTTCAGCAAGATGCATCTGTTCGACACGAATGGACTTGTAGTAAGTCTGATGATCAAGCCGCCCTGACGCATAGTTGTAGCCTGACGAGTTGCAGGCGGCGATGTTGTATGGAAGGTTCAAACAACGCGCTATCTCATTAAGAATCTCGCGTTTGAACTCAGCCAAACCCGTGACAGGCTGCTGGGCTTCAATCTGCCCCAGTCGCCAACCATCAGGTAACACGGTAGCCATACGCTTTTCAAGGTTAACGATGTCCATCGGATCAAGCGGCTGGGCTTCACCGTTGGCCGGGGAATCGGTGTACAACACCGCAGCAAAGTCAGCGGCAGTTTCAGCAGCAGCCAGCACGGCGAGAATGTATCGACGCAACTGCGCAAACAATGGAAGTGCAGGAGTAATCTCCGGAATCCCACGGTGCTGCTCAGGCCGATCCGCACGAAACCAGTGAATCACCGAACTGGCAGGTACTTCGTCATACTGTGATGTCCACGAGGAATAATTGCCCATGCTGCCGGGATGCTGACGCAGAATGGAATAAAACTGCGGATTGCCGAAACTGTCGAGAATCACACCGTCCACATCGTTGCGCGTCGGTAGCATGACCGACGACGGAGATGTGATGCGATCCGCTTCAATGAGTTGCAGATCAAGAGCTACCGGCGAATCGATATTTGGGTTGAAGTTCAAAACACCGAACGCTTCACCATCGGTGCTCTTGGCCATCCGCATGGTACGGAGTTTGGATGCCAAGCTAACCGCTTTACTCCACTGTGCAAAGGCATCTTCGATCTGCCGGTTGAGTGCATCATGCTTGGTGAGTAACTGCAAACGCGGGCCGGTACCGATGCAGTCGTTGGCCAGCGTCAGCACCATGCCCTTGGCATAACTGTTGTTGGCCACTTCGTACCGGGCACGCTCACGCAGCTTTTTACGGATATCAGCCGACGCGGCGCAATCCGCAGACATTGCATCGGCCATCGCCCAGTGCCGGGCATTCTCAGCCGTGGTCTGCGCCGCGTCGTAACGTGCCCGCACCACATTGGCCACCGGCATACTGCGTTGCACCTGCTGCTTGGGTTTGGATTGTTTCCGGAAAAACTTCCGGGGGTCGAACAGTTGCATTAAACCGTGCCTCCGGGATTGATCTTGAAAACTTTGATACCTAAGCCCTTGGATTGAGCAGCCTTCTTCGATGCCAGATAACGATCCACGGCAATCTGATCCTGCAGCGAATGCTGTTTTACGTGCTGCCCGTCGACCGATACTTCAGCTGGTGCGGCAGCGTTTTCTTCGATGGTGTTTTCAATGGAGTCGCTCATGATTTCCCCTCGACCTTTTGTGGCGTGGCTACATTACTAATTGCCGATACCCCCCTAAATTTGAGGTAGGTTTTTGCCCAAAAAATGAAAAAAGTGCAGATTGTTGAGAGGCGTCGTGGTGATCAGCTTAAAAACGCTGCTGTTGCAAGTCGGAGAGCTTCATGCGCGGACGCGATTGCACACTGCGCGACTCAACCCCCGGAAGTGAGACAGCTTGAATCGATGCACCAACCGCACATCCAACCAGACAATCCAGCCAGTGATTGTCCGGGCGCGTGGCACGCAGTTTCCACTCATCGACGGTGCGGCCTTGAGCTTGAGATTTGACGCGGTATTCAGCCGTCAAGTGATCAGCAAGCAGGCGATGGGTTTTATCATCACGACCAAAGAGCGACAGGCAGCCCGGATCACCCATGGATACGGACAGTCGTGCATGCACAAAGGTCTTCCAGTAATTGGTGTCGATCGCCCCTGCTCATCGAACAGGGTGTCACCGACTTTGACATCACCCATGGTGGTCCAGCCGCTGGGTGTAGCCAACGGTGTATCCAAGGCCAAGGCTTTCCCTGATCCGCGCGGCATGGCCATGGCAAACAACCCACCGGTACGCACAGCCTTTTCGATTTTTGAAATGACCGTCCTGTGGTCTGGTGACCAGGGCAGATAAAAAACCTCGGCAAAATAGGTCTCGCAGAACGCTCGGAATGATGCGATGCACCGGGCTTTGCGATCCGGATCAATGACTGCCGGTATCTCACCAATGTCCTGAGCCGAACGTACTGCCTCGGCATTGCGCTCAGCCTGCCTTGCCTTCTGTTCGTCATAACTCAACGGCCCTGACTTGGGTTTGGCATATTCCAATGTCAGCCAGGCGGCATACCGAAACAAATCCACCGACTGCGGATTGGACGGATCGCTGATGCTGTAACCAGCACGGTTGCGGTGTCGACGCAGTTGCGACTCCGTCAATGGATCGACATTGGGAATGTCGATGGCATTGACGATACGCAGCAGATCGGCGGGTCGAAGCTGGCGCGGGTTGAAAGATTTTTTACTCATCATCTGCCCCCATCTCCGGTCGTGCCATGAACGCCACGTAGTCGATCAGGCTGAATGTGCCATCGGCGCGGAGCAGTTGGCCATCATCAACAACCTGCTGAATATGCTCTTCATCGATCCGGCGATTAAACGCCTTGGACAGAATCTGCGCCGCCTGCGTCACGGTCATCGCCGTCATTCTCAATGTCTTTGGACTATCTGTAGATTTTGTCATCGAATTACAAAAAAGCCTTAAAAATAAGTGAAAAACGGCCAAATCAGAGTTGATGTTCATCAAAACATGAGGCTTCATGTGTCTATAGAAAGGCCATCAACATGAAAGCCATAACCACCAAACGTAAACAGGCATACAAGGACGCGACGGTCAATGAGATCGCCCAACACATCCTCAACATCGACACCTTGCAGACACGTAAAAGCGATTCACTCGAC